GGTATCTGGTCTATCCCAAGTATATCCGAGAACTTGTCGAAGTCTACTGGCGTAGGTACAGTACCGAAATGCCCTACAGGAGTAGGAGGAGTAGTCTTGTGGTTATGAGTTTGGGGTATTCGTAGTACCCTAGCGCAATCGGAGGTGACTGAGTTATCACATTTGAAGGCGTGCTCTTTGCATAACTTCTTCAGGCGTGTGGCTACCGGCTTCCAATCATCGGGACATACTGTATCAGTGAGATTCCAGTATACGTGAACGCCTCTACCAGAGTTGACTAGTAGTGGGCGGGGTAGTCTTACAGTCTTACAGAACTTAGCGAGCGCTTTTACCGCCTCTGTTTGTGTGTCGTAATCTTTACCTTCCCCACAGTCTATGTCGAGGAAGAAGGATTTAAGTTGTTTCCCATTGGTCGCTTTGCGGGATTTATTATCTTTAAACGTACATAGTGCAAAGTACGCATCGTATCCTTTTGCGTCATACTCGTTCGCTGCGTCAAGTAGCTCCCCAGTAGAATTGAAGAACATCTGTGGGTGGTGCCCAGTGCCCAAGTTATTCGCAAATAAACAATAGTAGCCATCGTTCCCCAACGCGCTATCTAAAAATGCTTTTGTATCCATAACGATTTCCTAATTCCGAGAGTCACCACAGCAGGGGCACCGAAGTGCCCTTTTCAGGTAATCAGCCCTAGCTGTGGGATTAGTTCTTAATTGGGACTAGTTACTAGTCGTCCCACTCATCGACGATTGATGCAAGATCAGCATCATCTTTTGGTGCGGGAGCCGATTTCTTTACTACCTTCTTAGGCTCAGATACTACCTTTGGTTCGTCCTCAAAGATGTCATCAGTAACTGCTTCTGCGGCAGCTTTAGGAACATCTTGCACTGCGAATGGATTATCGTCAACCTCTAATTCAAATCCATCAACAACATCGAACGGTGAAGCCGCAGATTGTGGCTCTTGATACTTGGTAACCTGTACTGCTTTAAGGCGTAGTGATACACCATTGTCACGCATGTTATAAGGTACAAACACAACTGCGATGTTACCAATACTGCCAGTAGTGAGACGGAAGTCTTCAGGTAGTTCCTTACTCTTAGCATCGAACTGCTTAGGTTTGGCGGTAGCATCTTTACCATACGCGCCCTTGAGTACAGCTTTACCTACGTACTTGCCATCATCATCCTGCTCGAATGGCATAGCTAACTTCTCAGGCCAAGACTTCTCTCTCTTTTCCGCGTAGGCAGTTGCCATAGCTTTGTACAAGGACTTGGCTTGGTCTTTGTCCATACGGAACTTAGTCTCATACCTAGCACCATCTTCAAACACATCACATGGGATGCTCTTGTTCTCAGCGTTGTCAAAACGGTAGCACTGGTTAATACGGGGGTAAAGAATTTCTACTGCGTTTACAAAATGTGTCATAACTATTTTCCTATAATTTAAGTTGCGTCTATATCAAAGCCATCTACCACACCGAACAGAGATGTTGTCTCAGGAGGTTTGTATGGGTCTTGGCGTATAGCCATCGTCGCGTCTTCCCCGACTGATACCCTGTCTACCTGATCCAACTCACTTTCTCGGAGCGGACGTACAGCTTTAAAATAAAGTTTGGGTACTGCACTTTCTTTATCTACATACATTTGAGTGACCACCCCAGTAGCGTCTGAACCGCGTGAGGATAAAAATTTCACGTACTCTTGCAGGGGCATGTTGCCATTACTCCCTCTACCATATATAGAAGTAGCGGGTAACTGTAGTCTATAAACTACACTTGGGTCTTCGGCACGCACTACAGCAAGTCGCTGTGCAAACCTACAAGCCCTACCCCCAAAGGAACCTGAACCTCTAACATTCTGAGGACAGTCCATACATCTAGCGGATTGCTTCTGTTCTTGTGGTACATCCGTTGCGGGTAACTGCGTATCCGGCGACCAACATATCGGAGCCTTTATTACGTTCGGGTCATACGTGCCAAAGTACGAACGTGATATAGGGGCGGCATTCACAACAATCAGTTCCATAGAGTCTTCCGCTTGTGATGCTACAGTGCCATCTATGGTTCTAATCTCTCCCCCACGGATACTGATTCGGCGATCCATTACACTTTGTCCGTATATTCTACCCACAAATCTTCGGTGATCTCTGGTACCTCGAGGTTTGAATCTTTCTTATTAAGTATCGCATCGACTACTGCACTTAACTTAAACCGATATGTATTACCAAAGTGTGCGTAGGTGTTCTCCGGTATATCACCTTTACGAACCCAAGCACGTACAGTTGCTATTGATACTTGAAAATGTTTCGCCACATCTTCTGTTGTCGAGAATTGTTCCATTACTTTTTCCTCACTGCTATTGCGTATTCTGAATCTACGTTTAGACCTTTAGGTACTAGGTCAGGGTTTTCCTCCAAGTACTGCTTTACACTGGCTTGGTTAAGACGCTTATCGAAGAACTCAGGTATCTCGTTCTCTAATACAAACTTGTACATAGATTCCCAATCGCTCGTCCAGTACCTAGTCTTAACTGACCTGTAAAACAATCCCGCAGGGGTTTTAACACTATCTAGCCCATGCTCAGCACAGTAATCTAGTAGTGCGCGTTTTACTTTCTCCATTTGGGCGACAAGCACCTTGTCCTTTTCCTTAAACTCTGCGGACATCTTCGACCGTTTATCTCTTATCTTTATATAGGTCTCCGTCAGCTTACCCGCATTAACTACATCGCTCATAATTAACCTCTACTTAGTGACAGGAGGGACACTCTATTCCCATATAACACCTTAGTCAAGTATTTCTTTATAAAGGTCGATCATCTTTGTATGTACGTCAATTCTATTGTCAAGTAACGCATATACGCGTTTCTCTGCGTGGCTCCCAATTAGCTGGACGATGGTACACTTTTGGTCTTGCCCTGATCTATGTACACGTGCGTTGGCTTGGGCGTAGGTTTCTAGTGAGCTTGTTGGCCCCCACCACACTACTGTATTCGCCGCAGTTAGGGTCACACCATGCGCTGCTGACTGAGGCTGAATGACTAGCACCTGAGGGTCATCGTTCTCTTGGAACCGTTTAAATATCTCAGTCCGCTTTGATGCAGGTACGTCACCCCGTATCACCTCGGTACTTATCTTATCTTTGCGTAGCTTCTCAGTTAGCATGTCGATAGTGTGCTTGAAGGGTACGAACACGAGTACCTTCTTACTAGATTCGGCGATCACCTCTTGTAGCACCTTGTATCTGTGCTTGATGTCGAACTCTACGGAATCCCCATCATCGGTGTACACTGCCCCCGCAGATATTTGTAGTAGCTTGTTCATATTAACTGCCGCATTGGCCGCTGTGATCTGCTCACCTGCCGCCTGCATGACCATCTTGTTCTTCAACTCTTTGTAGTACTTCTTTTGCTGCCTAGTAAGTTCCACCTCACGCCGTACATATATCATGGGGGGTAAGTCTAAACATTCTTCCTTTGTGAAACGTATTGCGGGTTGTAGTACTCTATGTACTGTATCCGTCGCGGTGTCCTTGGGTACCCATTTAAAGTTAGTAACCTTCTGCATAACTTGGTCGCGGAACGAACCCAAAAACCTCGGTACCTTGTTAGGGTTTACCAGCTTGGCTAGGCCATACGCATCGACGGGACTTTGTGCGGCGGGTGTACCTGTCATCATCCATAGCCACGTATTAGGCTTGACTAGTTTGTTGAGTACCTTCCATCGCTTGGTCTGAGGATTCTTGTAGTGAGTAGCCTCGTCAATGATGATTAGGTCAAACCCACCCTCCGCCACAGCCTCTTGCACTATCTCTACGCCATCGTAATTTATTATGACGAACTGCGCATCGCCCTCGATTATCTTTCGGCGCTTGTCTTTTGTCCCATACGCTACGTCAACCGGTCGGTGCATAGCAAAGGTGAAGAGGTCGTTGCGCCACGCTGCATCCATAATAGATAGTGGGCATATAACCAACACTCTGTTGATGATGCCTTTGTTGAGTAGGTAGTCCGCCGCCCATATAGCACTGGCTGTCTTACCCGTACCCTGCTCGTTAAAACAGAATGACTTTTGGTTCATAGTAAAGAACGCCGCCGTATCCTTTTGGTGATCGAAGGGGTCGTACTTACCTGTCCACTCGTACTCCCGAAGTATGGGAGATGGAGCTTTGATGTTCAGATTCCTAAGTACCCGAGCTTCTTCCATACCCCAACTCACAAGCACTCGGTTGTCAGACAGCTCTTTACTCTTAGGTATAACTGCTGTTACGTGCTTAGGGTTGCGTAGTCTTAACAGCAACGCTTTGTTATCAATGATCTTCATTTACTCGCTCCGACACGAAATAGCACGAAGTGGGTGTCCACAACGCGCTTTGAATTTAGTGGCCCCATTCGCTCCGGCGGGGCTAGTTCCGATGATATGCAAGGTATTAACCAAACCTTATGTGAGCTAGTGCGATTTTTACGGTTGGTGTTACCACCAGTCCCAGAGGATACAAAGACATACCGCTTTGTTTAATGACGCATCCCACTAAGCGTCCACTACACATCGACCTACACTTATTTCTTACTGTGTCCGTTACGTGCTCGGTTCTTGCTAGAACACTCTACCTTGTAGCCATCTTTGTTACTGCCACCTTCACTTAGTAGTTTATTGTGGCTTATATCTTTACCCTTGCGCTTCGCGTACCCATTCTTCTTATCGAACGCACGCCTCGCACGTTGTCTTTCCATACGTGCTTCGTGCGCCGCACTACCTTTGGGGGCATTGACCTGCTTTTTGCGATCCGCTTTGTTCTTATAGGGCATTAGTTTCTACCGTTATGTACACATTCAGTTACGATGCAGTGGTTACGGCACAACCCGCTCTGGTGGGCGTTCCAAACATCTGCTTCAAAGGCTTTCTCCATGCGCTTGTAGTCACCTAACCACTTAGCCCATAGCTTTGGAGAATCTTCTTTCTTATATTCGTCTTTGATTAGTTCTTCACATACTACGAATAACAGGCCGCCCTTAACTGTTTCTACTTCAGGGAAGTGTTTAAAGGTAGCTAATGCCATCAATTCTAGCTGACCTTTGTCTGCATAGCGAGTGTTTTTGCTCGTCTTATAATCAATAACGTACGCAGTCTTCTCTTCTTTGTTCAGGATAACCAAGTCAGCGATGCCCCTGTACCACACGTTGTCAGCCTTGAACCCGCACGCCTCTAGGTCTTCGGTAAGTCCCATTTCATATTCACATAGGAACTCCCCCTCAAACTTCATCAGGCTGTCAAGCACAGGCTTAACGTACGCATACTTCTGTGGCATAGGTGTACCATCACGTATATATTCTTCAGCGGCCAAGTGTACGGCAGTACCGTACAACATAGCGGTAGTCTCCGGCTCTCGGTAATCTTTAGATACCTTCAGATGGTAGAACTTCTTAGGGCATTGCTCAAAAGATTTGATCCTTGAGAACGACCATGGGGATGCCTTGCTCATACAATTTCTCCGTTGTTAATTTGCTCCATCTTCTCCTTGCAGAGTTCCAGTTGTTCCATCACTGCCAGTAACTCATCATAGTCCATGGCTATACCCGAATACGCTTGGTCTTCACCCTGCTCACCCTCTACGCCCTGCTCTACTATGGTAATTATTGTTCCGTCATGTGACGCTACCAACACCTTGGTGTACCCTTGAACCCCATCATAAGTCCCCTCCGCCAACTCACGCTCAGTTTGCTTGAAGTCTTCCATTGATATAACTTTGTCTTTGCTCATCCTGCTTCTCCATACGATTTACCAATACCAGACTCACACGCAATAGGTAGGCCATCAGCCCATGCGGGGGTCATATTCATGCACGCTTCGATGTGCTCACGTGCCTCAACTTCTACACTTATCTCTACACAACATACCACGGAATCGTGTACCGTCAGGGCAATCTTATGCTTCCTAGCGATAGCTAACATCTGCTCACCCATAATACATCTGGCGATAGCTTGGCATATATTCTCCACCACCTTACCACCGTAGATACGTGTGCGCCCACGCCTAGTCATGTAGCTAAACTCTGGCCCACGTTCGCCTTGCTCAAACTGTAGGTCTGCGTACTTCATCCACAACCCAGATGGCAGCTTGATACCAGCAGTACCTCGGCTAGACTTACACTCAACAATACCGTTGGCACCGAACGTAAAGTTATCTCCACGTGACATGGCTACTAGCATGTGTTGCGCCGTCCGCCATAGCTGTGCGATCTTCCAGTTAGACTCTCGGTAGATTTGTACTACCCTTTTAGCCTCGGCGGGTGCCATAGTGGTGCCAAAGGTCTTCAACTGTTCGGCGAACCGTACTGCGCCCATGCCGTACCCTGCACCTAGGATGGTAGTCTTGCCCACGAATCTTTGCTCGGCAGTGACCTCACTCTCAGGTATGTCATAGATACGTGCTGCCATCTTTATATACACGTCCTCCTTGTTGAGAAACGCTTGTACTAGGTCGTCCTGCCCTGCCAACCATGCGAGTACACGTGCTTCGATCTGAGACGAGTCACAGTCAATCAACACGTACCCCTCCGGTGCGACGATACTCTTCTTCAACACCTTACCATTCACACCACGACTCGGTAGGTTTTGGATGTTTATCTTGTCATCCCCACCCCATCTACCAGTGTGCGCGGCGTAGTACCTAACAGGAACCGGAAGAAGTCCACGCTTAGCAATACCTATAAACCTCTCTGTACGTGATTCCTCAAGAGAACTTTTAACTCCTAGCCGAGACTCTACTAGTGCTACTACCGCAGGGTTCTCGTGGTCTAGTAGTTCCTTGAACGCTTCATCAGACTTAGCAAACGCGTGTGTCTCCTTGCCTGTAGTCAGGCTAATCTTCTTCGGAGGTGTAACGCCTTGTGCTTCTAGCAACTTAGCGAACTTAGGGTTACTCATAAGGTCTGTCTTGGTAACACCAGAGGATTCTATTAGGTCTAGCTTTCTCTGCTTCACGTTCACCAGATGTGTTTCCAGTAGTGGTAGGTCTAACTCCAACACTGGTTCAATAAACATACGTAGGGTCATGTCTACGATGCGCATCTCTTTCTTCGGGAAGTTCTTACCCATGAGGGCAAATAACTTATATGTTAGTTCCACATCGTTGATGCAGTAATCGCCATAGCTGTCTAGCTGTTCCTCAGAGAAGTCTAATCTTCTAAGTCCCATTGCGTCGAGCACTTCTGTCCCTTTCTCGCCGATACGGTATCGTTCAGCCAACACCGCAAGACTGCCACCCACTTCAACACCGTGCAAAGCACGAGCGATGCACAAAGTATCAGCCCAGATACGAGGACGGATATTGAAAAGCCAACCGAGTATAGCGCCGTCAAACATAGTATTGTGAGCCAGTACCATGCTGTTCTTCCAATCAAACGTATGTAAGTAGTCATGTAACTCCTCATGTGTGCCCGATGCCCACTCTGTATCCCCATTGTTTACCTTGATACCTACACCCACTATCTCAAAGCGAGGGTCGCGGATGTAGTTCTCCAAAGTAATCTTACGTAGCGAGAAGTCTTTGTCGTAGAACGTCTCGAAATCTAACGTAATAAGATCCATCACTCCTCCTTTTCTTTAACGAATACCCCGTTAATCATCTTGCCCTTACGATCTTTAATGTCATTGTAAGCATGGTACATACATTCCCATAGGGTCAGCTTGTTACGATGCGCTATGTTTACTAGCACTACCATGATGTCACCAATGTCATCAACCACTGGTTGGCTGTGTTCAATGTTACCACGCAACTCATCTACTTCTTCT